TTCACTCACCAGCTCGAGCAGCTTACTGCGGCGTTCGGTTCCACCACTGAGGCTGTCATGGCCAAGAACCTGAACAAGCTCGCTGACCGCAAGTCTCGTGGCGTCCTGCAGGGATCGGGGAACAACCGTTGAACAACAAGCAGAAGAACCTTGCATTGCTGAAAGCCCTGTACGATCCCAAGACTGGGGATCAGGAGCACATCGCACTGCGGCGGACGTTCGGTGAAATGTCTGAGACTGAGCAGGTTGAATTCAATGAGTACGCTCATGTGGTAGGCAACGCCTACACTGACCTGCTGGAAGAGCTGGATGAAGGTCTGACGGAGCTGGCTGACGCCTTCCCTGATGAGTCTGACCCGCGCAAGTGGGATGACGGTGACTGGGTAGAGTTCTTTGTCGCTGTCGCTGGGCATAAGTACGAAGAGTTCTACATCACCTATGCGTCACAAAAACCGAACTTTCATCTGGTATGGCAGGAGATTGAGCAGCGCATTGGCTGAGGGATTTAGGTCAGAGTTTCAAAGGCAAGTCATTGAGAACCCTCCTGAGTGTGCTGAAATGGACCCTGACTACTGGTTCGCTGACCCTCTTGATGAGGAAGAGCGCTTCGGTAAGTCAGAACGGGCCATTGCCATCAGTGTGTGCGACAGGTGCCCCTTCAAGCACCAGTGCCTTCAGGAAGCGCTCACAAACGATATCCAGCATGGCGTGTGGGGCGGCTTGATCCCACAGCAGCGGGAAGCGTATCGTAAGCGTATGGATACTTCCCCATCCCGTTGGGCGTACCTCACCTCATGACCTTGCAGTACCTAACCGCTGAGAATGCCTTGGGACTCAGCGCAAGGTTCTGGGACAAGGTAACTAAATCGGCGGATTGCTGGCTTTGGACAGGTGCCAAGGTCAGCAAAGGGTACGGCTCCATACGGATAGACAGGAAGACCTGTGCAGCACACAGGGTGGCATGGGAACTCGAGTACGGTAGTAGAGTTCCAGAAGACCTGACGCTGGATCACAGATGCAGGACACGAAACTGTGTCAGACCTTCCCACCTTGAAGCTGTCACGGATGAGGAAAACAATCGTCGGCGCATAGAGTTCTACAAGTCCATTGTGCGACCCACACTAACCCACTGCGTTCAAGGGCATGAGCTGTGTGCTGATAATGTCTACGTGACTCCTAAAGGTACACGCAGATGCCGTATTTGCATCAGGCAGGCAGGACGCAAGCATGATGAAAAGAGACGTGTAGCTATTGCGGCTTGAAACACTAAAACGTAAGATTGTCAGCGAGATTACGAAACCCACCAATCGCGGCCAACAAAAGCGCTTAGGTCCTTCTGAAATTGGAGGCTGCCCCTTGTGCTTAGGTGAGAAGCTTGCACTGGCCTTGCCGGAACAGTACCCAGACCTCGAACATACGGAGCGTTTCGGGCTCGGTAGCTGGATCGGTACGGCAGTGCATAACTACATCGACACTACGCTGGATATTCCGGGCGCAATCAAAGAGCAGAAGAACGCCATCTATCACCTTGAGGGGTATGGGACCATCAGTGGTTCCACCGACTTCTACAAGGCAGGGCACATCTTTGACTGGAAGGTGGTAGGCAAGTGGAGCTTCACGGAGATGAAGCTTGCCTACCAGCTCGAGCCCAACCGGCTACCGAACACGAAGTACCGTGTTCAGCAACACCTTTACGGGTACGGCTGGGTCAAGGCAGGCAAGCCGGTGGAAACCGTCAACCTGTGTGTCATCCCCAAGCTCAGCAATGATCCTGACGACATACGGTTCTACACGGAGCCCTACAACCCTGAAGTTGCACGCAAGGCACTGGCTAGGCTAGAGTTGATCTGGAGCCGAGTTCAAGAGGGAAAGCTTGATTCACTCCCTATGGATGATGATTGCTACGTCTGCTCTCGAGTTCTATTCAGAAACTAGCTGGGGCAAAGGGGCTCGCATTGAGTGTTGCAGTAGGCGATAAGGTCCGTATCCGTGAAGGCGTCAATGAGCGCGACTTCAAGGAAGGACAAGTTGGCACCGTGCATCATTTGAGTGTAAAGTACGAGGGGGATATCAGGGTCAAGTTCGATCACGATCCTGACCTCCTGTGGGTTTATCCCGAATTCTACGAAAAGGAAGAGGCAACAAACTGAGCGAAGCAGCGGTAGCAGAAGAAAATGAACTGCTCGAGGAAGACTTGTTCGACTTGAGTGACATTGCGGAGATTGAAGCTCCCACACCAGCACGTAAGCGCACGTCGATGCTACTGTACGGGCGTCACCGTGTAGGCAAGTCCACCTTTGTCTCCCAGTGTGCTGAGGTAGACGGAATGTTCCCAGTCCTGTGGCTCGCCACGGAAGACGGTACGGGAGCGTTCGCCGGTCTGTACGATGATGACCGCATTGATGTTGTCCACATCAAGGACACCGCCAAGATGATAAACATCGTCAACAAGGTTGTGGACAACAAGACCAAGTACAAGACGGTGGTTATTGACACCGCTGGTCAGTTCCAAGAAATCATCAAGCGTGACTATCGTGCTGCTAACCCCAACACGAAGAACGCTTACGAAATCTGGGACAAGGTTGCAGACGGCCTGATCTACGTGACAGACGCGCTGCACAACAGCCAGTACAACTTCTTCCTCATAGCACACACGTCCAAGGAAAAGGATGATGTGCTGGGAACGGTGCTCTTGAGCCCCAACTTCCTTGGTAAGAAGTCCAACATTGAAATCCCGAAGATTCCTGATACCATTGCGTATCTGGAAAAAACAGAGGATGATGAAGGCAACGGTTACCGTTTGCTTCACCTGACTGCTTCTGGTAGGATCGACGCAGGTAGTCGGTACGAGCACAAACTACCGGACAGAATGAAGAATCCGAAGATGGCGGACTACTACGCGGCCATCACCGCGTAGCTTCAAGATTTACTGCACTAAAAACCGAAACACAACAAAAGGAAACAAAAATAGTGACTGAACGCCAGAGCTTTGACCTGACCGCTGAAGACCTTGACACCACTCGCAAGATCGTTCCGGCAGGTTGGCACACGGTTGAGATTGATGACGTGGAAGATGACCGCGAGACTTCCAACGGCAACCTGCAGTACCTTGTGAAGTACAAGTCCACCGATGAGTCCTTCAAGGGCACCCTGTGGGACTTCATCACCATCACGAAGCCCGCAATCCAGAACATCGTGTCGCTCTCCCGCGCTGTCGGTCTGCCGGTTCCCACCAAGGAGAAGCCGGGACCGTTCACGCCTCCTGAAGCTGATGACCTGATCGGCAAAGAGCTCCAGATTGAGGTTGTTCACGTTGACAACCACAAGGGGGAGAAGGACGATGACGGCAACGTGATTCAGGTTGCTCAGGTCCGTTTCGCTGGCCGCAAAAAGGTTGGCGAGAAGACGGGCAAGACTCCCGCCAAGGCAACCACCGCTGCAAAGGGCAAGGCAGCAAAGGCTGAAGCAACTTCCGGCTTCTCCCTGTAGTAAGCTAGTGTTGTGGGGCATATTCCGTGGACTCGGTTTGCTTGAATATCCAACATAGCGGTGCCCACACACTAACTCCTGAGCATGAGTGATAAAAGGCTCACAAGGGGTACGACGTCCTGATGCTTGGCGAAATCAGGGACTAACTAATCATTAGTCTGGGTAGCGTAATCTACCAGCGGTTCAAATCCGCTCTCCCCCACAAGGAAGGCCAGCCGAAAGGCTGGCTTTCCTTTTGACTAAGTACGATGGAATGTATTACATCTGCTAAGCTATCAGTTTGGAATGAAAGGAGCACAGTGACCGAGTACAAGACTTTCCTTGAAAGTGTCTGGGGAGAACAGGTAGGGCAGGTAGATATCGCCCGTATGCTGAACGGGCAGGTCAGGAATCACAAGTTTTTCTCGTGGCCGGAACAGGCCGCTGATATCTACGCCTACATCGAGAAGTACAAGCACGAAGACGTGTACTACACTCCGGTCCTGTTCAGGGCCAACAAGAGGCAGCGTGTGCTCGCCAGCGCTGCACAGGTGGTCTACGGTGACGCTGACACCTTCAACCTTGATGACATTCGGTGTGAGCCTTCCATCATCGTGCGGACTTCCCCGAACAAGACGCACCTGTACTGGCTCATTGAGGGTATGTCTGATGCCCAGACTGCTGAGACTCTTAGCCACTCGGTATCCGTAGCACACCCGAAGAAGGAAACCGGCTTTGATGATGGCTGGTCCTGCACCAAGCTGCTGCGTGTTCCCGGCACGATGAACCTCAAATACATGGGAGAAACTGGAGAGGTCTACAAGGTTGAGGCTGAGTACACAGGGGTTGTTTACACGGAGGAAGAATTCACCGAGTTCTACCCTGCTGTCCCTGAGTACACGATGGACTTCAAGCCGTTCCCTGAAGAGGAACTTCCCTCTTACGCCACTGTGCTGAATGAGATTCCCCCGAGCACACGGCTGGAAGGACTGCTCCAGACTGCGGCATTCCCCAAGAATTCGGCAGGCTCAGAAGCCCTGTACGCGCTCTACGTCGAGCTCTTCAATCTCGGTGCCACGGATGAGCAGGTGTACGTCATTGCGGAGCGCTCGCCGCTGAACAAGTGGAAGCGCGACAACGTTGCCAATCCCGGCAAGCACCTGTGGGATGACATTCAGCGCGCTCGCGCCAAGGATGGACAGCCTGACCTCTTTGAGGAAGAAGAGGATGAGGAAGAGGTTGTCACCGTTGCTCCCAAGAAAAAGTCCAAGGGCTATGACTTCCTGACTCCTGCTGAGAAGGAGAACCTTGATGGCTGCTTCATTGACGATTACCTCGCTTGGACCTCGAGCAAGACAGACGCACCGAACGCCTATCACGTAGCTGGTGCCTTCACCGTCCTGTCCACCGTCTTCTCTGACTTCGGCCATGCCGTACCTCACTGGGGAGACGTACCGCTGAACCTGTGGTTTATGGTGCTGGGCAGCACAACCCTCTCCCGTAAGTCCACTGCCAAGGGTTACATGCTCAAGTGCATTGAGGCTCTTGAAGAAGAGGGTTACAACTATGACTTGGGCTCTAAGTTCACGGCTGAAGGTCTGGATGAAGCGCTGCGTCAGAACGCCAACCGTTCCGCCCTGCTGCACATTGATGAGATTCAGGGCTTGATGAAGCAGCTTGACAGCAAGGCTTACCTCGCTGGCATCAAGGGTGAACTCACCGAAATCTACGATGGCAAGGTGACCGGCAAGCTGCGTGCTTCCGGGGAAGAGAAGGACAAAAAGCGTAAGGGTGCTCGCGTGGCGCTGAACCTGTTCGCAATGGGTATCCGTAAGCAGCTCGCGGACTACCTGACGGAAGAGGATTTCCAGTCAGGCTTCCTTACCCGCTTCATCTGGGTATCGGCTGAGCCTCTGGAGCGTACCGCTGAGACTGACTACATTGGCCAGCAGGACCCTACGGAGCGCACCAAGGGTGATCCTGCCTTCCTGAACCTCATTGAGAAGCTGAAGGAAGCGCGTGACGTGTGGGCAGGCTGGAATGATCCAACCTCGCGCACGATTGCGGTACCAATGAATGAGGCAGCACACAAGCGCTTCAACCAGTTCGTCACGGCGGCTCTGGACGCTGCACAGGCAGAGGCAAAGTCAACGATCCTTGAGGCAGCTACCAACCGTCTCTCTACGTCCATCCTGAAGGCATCTACGCTGCTGGCAATGGCGGATATGTGCGATGAGGTAGAGCTGCGTCACATGCTTGTGGCCATCAACTACTGCAGCGAGTGGTTCGAGCACCTTGTGACCATGACCAACCTGATTTCCGAGTCCAACTGGAAGCGGAGGCAGGACAAGCTGCTTGAGGTCATCATGGCTCGCGGCGGTGAGTGCTCTTGGGCTCAGGCTTACAGGGCATTCAGTGCCGAACTGAAATCGCGCGAGTTCCTTGAACTTGTGCAATCACTGGAAGAATCGGGCAGGGTAGTCCTGCTCAAGGGAAAGAAGGGCTCAAAGTCCCTCGTGGCAACGGAGGAAGCATAAAGTGGAGACTAAACAGGACAACCGGCTGGAAGCACTGGAGCACGCACACCGCGTCTGGCAGAACTCCAACAACCTGCACCTGACCACGGCGCGGAAGCTGGAAATGGCTTGGGAGCTGCATGAGCACAAGATGTTCAGCCTGAACCAGCTCGCCAAGATTGTGCGTCTCCCTACGGTCTACCTCACGCGCGACGGGATGAAGGCCAACGCTGCAGGTGGACGGTTCGATCCCTCGAGCCTGACTACTCTCATTGCCATGCGTAAGACCAAGATTCTTGGGGAGCGCTGTCCTGCCCGTTTGATCGAAACGTGTGTTGAGGCTGGCACATCATGGTCATGTGCTGCTACGCTCACAGGGATTGCTTACAGCAATTACTACAAGAACGTGCCTGCACAGTTTGAAGCGGAGACTCGAGCACTCAAACTGAAGCCGCACGACAAGGACGCCATCTGCAAGGCAATGAAGGCAGGTGCCGATTCCCAGTTGTTGGCTGAGCAGTACGGTGTTGACTACAGTTGGATAAACAAGATTGTAAGGACATATGGAAACGTCTAAGGTTTACATTCACAAGAATCCTGAAGGCATGTGGGAAGCAGGTGTGGTCATCCCCATCAACGGGGAGGAAACCTACATCAACAAGCACGAAGCTTCCACATGGGACGAGCTTACTGACTGGGTAAAGAAGGCATACGTTGGATGAGGGAGCAGGTACCGTCTGCACATGCAGAGGTAACGAGAGTTGTAGCCTGTGCCCCTCAAAGGAAGAGGTCTACAGAGAGATAATGACTAAGCGAAGGCAGGACTGATTGAGGGCATACATCTGGTCCAAGGATGAGGTAGGGCCGGAAGCTGCAGCGGTGTTGCGGAAGGCAAAGGAACTTTCCGGCATTGAGGAACAGATTGATTTCATTCCCCTGCCGGATGAGCCCTTCCGCAACATTCCTGTATTCTCTCTGGGACGACTGACGCGGGAAGTCCGTAGCCGTGTGGTGCAGGCACCCTCTGTGGGCGCGATGGTCACCAAGGCTGACAGCCTTACCCGCGTCTCTGACGCATTGAAGCTGCTGGTCAATGACGTTGATCTTGGCCGCATGAATTACATCGTTGAAGAGCGCTTGGACTGGCTCTGCGGCATCCTGAACAACACCAAGGGCAAGAAGATATCGTTCGATATTGAAACGTCCGGTGACGTGAAGTGGGACATTCCGTCTTACGATCAGGTCATTTCCGTAGCCATCTGGGGCGGTCAGGGCTCTGTCATGGTGATCCCCGAGCACATGCTACGGAATCCCTTGGTGGAGCGCGGTCTGAACAAGTTCCTTCGGCGGAACAAGATCATCACCGCCAACGGCAAGTTTGACTTGTCATACTTCGAGCCTGACTTGTATAACTGGTTCGATATCATGCTGGCTCACTACGCGCTCTACCCTGCTGGCAGCACACACGCCCTGAAGGACTTGGGTGACCAGTATTTCGGCTCTGGTGACTGGGATGAAGGTAACAAGCCCTACACGGTAGCCAAGACGTACAAAGAGGCTGGTACCGGCGAGGATGGCGTCTGGTGGAGCGCTCGCAAGTACAGTGGGGGCTCTGGCTATGAGCGTATCCCCCGTTCGATCCTGTACGAGTACAACGCCTATGACGTGTTCTACACATGGCACCTGTATGTCCTGCTCGAGGATTACCTTGAACAAGACCCTGAATCCCGCAAGGCATTCGACTGGCTGCTGCGTCTGGACAATGAGCTGTACCGTGGCGTTGAGCGCCGTGGCATCAAGCTTGATGTTCCGTACCTGCAGGAGCTTGAGGTTGAGCTGACAGCAGAGCTGTATGAGGCTGAACAGGAGTTCTGTGCTGCGGCTGGGCAGACTATCAACCCGCGCTCGCCACAGCAGGTCAAGGCGTGGCTGCACAGCCGTAAGAAGCGCGTCAAGAGCAGCGACAAGAACACCATTGAAAAGCTGCTGAAGAATCCCCGCACTTCTGATGAGGTTCGGGAGTTCTGCCTGACACTGAAGAAGTGCCGGTTCATCAGCAAGCAGCTCAGCACATACGTCACTGGCTATCTGGCTCACTGTCACGGTGACATGGTGTATCCCGGCTACAAGCTTCATGCGGCTTCTACGGGCCGTCTGGGCGGCGCTGGGGCATCCATGCTGACAATCCCCCGCGACAAGCGTTTGAAGCGCATGGTGCTGCCTTCAGAGCCCGGACACGTGGTTGTGACAGCGGATATGTCTCAGGCAGAGCTCCGTGTGATGGCTATGGAGTCCGGCGATGAGTGGTTGATTTCCGCTTTTCAACCGGGAGCGGGTGATATTTTTGATATCCTCCTGCAGTCTGCAATGCCTCAGTACAACTGGGCAGAGCTACACGAACGTGCTGACAACGGTGATGACCCCGGACAGTTCTACGGGACGTGGCGTGCCCGTATGAAGGGTGTTGTGTACGGTGTGTCCTTTGGCCGTGGCGTAGCTGCTATCGCGGCAGCGCTGGAAGTTGAGCAGCACATCGCCCAAACGCTGGTAGACGGTTTCGTGCGTCCGGGCAGCAAGTTTGCTCGGTGGAGGCAGATGATTGAAGAGAAGGCCAAGAGTGGCGGCGCTATCGTCACCAAGTTTGGCCGTCACTTCCAGTCGGAAATCATCACTGAGATGAACGCTCACGAGGTCACGAACTCTGCTCTGAGCTTCACGTCTCAGTCCACTGCCAACGATATCTGCTTGGCTGCAGCGCTCTGGCTGAATCCCCAGCTCGAGCAGTACGGCGCGTGGCTCATGGGAACCATCCATGACGCTATCTACGTCACCTGCCCGGAAGAGCATAAGGTTGCCGTAGGCAACTTGATTGCTGAGGCTCTGCGCAGGGCTGGCGAAGAGACGTATGGCACTGTGGTTCCGTTTGCTGCAGATGCAGGCTACGGACCAAACCTTGCAAAGATCGAAAAACTTGCAGCGTAGGACTTGCGGGAAAATCAAATGAGGTACTAGAGTAGGGGTATCGGCCAAGAGGCCGGTGCCCCTATTTGTTTGGAGAGACAAATGCGTAAGACCGAAATCCCCGAAGAGCTTCCCCGCGAACTGGACTTCCTGTACCGCGATCTGTGGCAGGCCAACTTGGATGCCTTCTGGGAGCTCATCGAGAACCACTACGAAGAGGAATGGCGAGTCGAAATCAGCGGAGCTGTTGTGCTGGTTGTTGATGACGCCATGCTCGAGCGTGTGCTGGATGACAACACGTCCATTGCTTGGTACAAGTTTGGTGCGTACAAGGGTGGGGATGAAGGTGGACGCAGGTTCTTCCTGTCCCGTCCCGAGTACCTGAAGGGCATCTGGGCCATTGAGGGTATCTACAACGGTAAGATGGCTTACGTTGGCGGGGAACGTTCCTACTTCTTTGAACCGGAGGCTTAGGCTCAATTGCTCTGCAAAAAACGTTTTTGGGATAAGGTTCAGAAGACTGATACTTGCTGGCTATGGACCGCCAGCAAGACCCGTAAGGGGTACGGGCAGTTTGCTCTGAACGGTAAGATGGTAAGCGCTCATCGCCTTTCGTATGAGGATACCTTTGGACCTATCCCAACAGGTCTCAAACTCGATCACACCTGCCATGTCAAGCATTGTGTGAAGCCACAACACTTACAGCCAGCTACTACAAAGAAAAACGCTGAGAACCTGAAGGGTGCTCACAAGGACAATCTAACAGGCGTCCGGGGCGTTGCTTGGGATAAGGCAACTGGCAAATGGCGTGCCTCTGTCTGTCACAACTACAAGTCACACTGGCTTGGACGTTTTGACACTCTTGATGAGGCAGAAGCAGCCGTTATTAGTAAGCGTAATGAGCTTTTCACCAACAACTTGATAGACAGGACAAACTAGACGTGCTGTGTAAGAAAAGGTCGTTCGTATCCAAGCACGAAGCAAAAGCAATGCTCAGGAGTACGCTGGAGTCTCCTAGCAGTGCGAGAAAGGAATGCAGGCTCTACAAATGCGACAAATGCAACACGTACCATCTAACATCAATGCCACTACACGAGTACCAAGCGGAGAAGGAAACAGCGCAGTGACGGACAGCAGTACCAAGGAAGCGGCTGCAGAGCCGATCACTGAAGTTGAAGACCTTCGCGGATTCATGGTCAAGGCTGGAGATACCATCGCCTACGCTGCCACTGATGGCCGTAGTGCCGGTATGCGTATCGGCAAGGTCATTGAAATTGTCGGGGCTCACGAGAAGAGTCACAAGTACAAAGGTGAGTACCTTTACACCACCAAGGCTCCCACCAAGCTCAGAGTAGAAGTAGAGCGGAGCAGTGGCTACTGGGCACCGGCTAAGCCTGTACTGATTGAGGCTGGCTTCAAGCGTTTCGTAAAGGTAGGCTAATGTCCCTCATTCTTGGGATTGACCCCGGATTGACTTCAGGCATGGCTGTCTACAATCTGGACACCTGCAAGGTGGAGTGGGTTATGGAAACAACCGATGGAATCAAAGGCTTCAGACCTGACTACAGGGCAAAGGTACCGCGCACAAATTACTCAGCTTGTGAGAACTTCACACTGCGCTCTAGTAACAAGTTCACAGCCAATCTTGACGGTGTGAAGATTATCGGCTGGCTTGAGGGAGAGCGGCTGTGTGAAACCTTCCCCGAGCCTTCACAGCACATGCAACTCACACGGTTGAGGGAGAAGAAGGACGACTACAGCAAGTCTCCCATTACTCATCTGATGAAAGACGCAGGCTTCAAGATTGGAAAGGGTCACACTCGAATGGCTCTTTCCGTGGCAGTTTGGTATGCTGCCATGAGGTTGAAACACATACCTACGTTGGAAATGCTGAAAGCAAAGGAAGATAGTGTCTCGTAGCACAAAGACCAATTTCGGGGGAGCCTACAGGGTTGTCCTCGAGAAGCGCGACAGGGAAACCGCTGAGGTTGTTGGACAACGGGATTACGTTGGCCCGTACCAGACAAAGGGAGCAGCCAAAGGGCAGTTGACCTACTTGGTGGCACAAGCCAACCGCACACACTGGCGTACTGATGAACCACCTGAAACTGAGACAGCAGGCTGGATTGAACAAACTACTGGGGAGTGGAAGCGCATTGAGCCGTAGAATCGGAAAACTGCCGGACCACGTATACTTCGTGATTGGTGGGCCATTCATGCGGTATGACGGTACCGGAGAATACACCACCGTTGACGGTCCATACTCGAGCCTGAGCGCTGCTAAGGGGAAACGTACCAGCATGGCTGGTGCAAACTACGGTGACCGCAATAAGGCGCAAGAGCGCCTGTCAAAGTACACAATCGTTGAATCACCTGCTGGGGAGTGGAAAAAAGTTGACCTTGACTGAATCAAAGACCGTCCTGTGTGCTAAGTGCGGCACCGAGCACCAGACCCACCCTGAGCCCCGCGAGGGCTTTGCCAAAGACGGTACGCCAACCTTCGGGGTCTTTGCTGTGGACTACACGTACATCATGGATTTCCACAACGGAGGTTCCCAGTACGTTCCGCTGTGCAAGGTCCACTCGCGGGATTCCATTTCTCTCAACCCTGTATCGGAGACACGTAGTGCAAGCTAGGTTCAAAGAAGGCGACAAGGTACGCTACCAAAGCAATGGGCATAGCCCAGACTTTGACGGTGCTGAGGGCATCGTTGTGGAAGAGAAGCAGGCCACAGTCGTAGTGAAGCTGACAACGCTTGTCCGTACTGTAGGCGATACCTACACAGTAGGCTGCATTGTGGCTCTGACCAAGTTGTACCTGTCAGTGGTTGGTGAAGAGATTCCCAATGATGAAGCTGTGGAGCATCCTGCTCACTACGGCGGCAAGGAAGACCCTTACGAAGTCATCAAGGTCATTGAAGCGTGGGGCTTGGGCTTCAAACTGGGCAATGTCGTGAAGTATGTGGCACGAGCCGGGAAGAAAGACCCCGCAAAGGAACTGGAAGACCTGAAGAAGGGCCGGTTCTATATTGACCACCGTATTGAAGAACTGGAAAAAGTAGCGCTTGCAAATAATTCTTGACCCTGCTTTGTCCAATACGGTTCAGGGCATTGGATTCATTCTGATGCCTCTGGGCTTGCTTCTCACCATCCTGTCCAACAGGAATCGTAAGTAAGCTGCTAAACTAGAAGCATGACTGTAGAACGCGCTCTTGTCATAGGCATTTTGGTAATCCTAGTTGTTTGGCTGGCGACAACCATTCTGTAGTTACAAAGAAGCCCCGTACCACTACTCCGGTACGGGGCTTCTTGCTGTCTAAATGCGTTTGCCGCAACGCTGACAATAGCTGAAGAGTCTGGTGGGAATCCACAGGTGGAATCCGAACCAGCAAGCTAAGGGCTTCACTGGCTACTCCTGACCTTGCGCGTGAAGAGCTTGTCTTGCTCACGTCCGCGCGTGGTGCTTCGGGATACGCCTTGGCACTCACCGCACCTGTAAAGGTCATACGTGGTCACGTTTGCCTTGGCGGTACCAGACTGTAGCTCGAGGTCTGCTGACCCGCAGAACGGGCACCTGTCGTGTTCTGTGGCCATATACATACCGATGTGAGGGTGCTTCTCAATCCAAGGCAGGATACGGTAGTACAGCTTCTCGGTCACACGAACGTCCTGCATGTTGTAGCGCTTCATCAACGCCCACGCTCGAGGTTCATTGGCCATACACTGGACCCACAGCACATGGCCGGTGTGCGCTGTCTTGGCTCCCAGCTTCAGCGCTTGCACAACGTAGTCAAGCTTATTGGACGGGAACTTGAACGCCTTCTTCACTGCGTGCAGCAAGTCGATGTTCTTGTAAGGCAGTGGGGGCGGGAATCCGGCTGTCAGGAACTCCCTGTGCAGGTGCTTCATGTCAAAGCCCTGTGAGTTGTAGCCGATAATGATATCCGCTTCATTGACCAGCTTGTATGCTGCTTCAATCATGGCCTCATGGCCGTCATGAAAGTCAGAGTGGAACAGAACTGTGGGCTCACCGAGCCACTTGGCGGCAAAGCTGATGACCTGACCGGACTGCCTGAGCTGTGCCAGACCGACATTGTTGTTCCACAGGGACCACACGTCAGCGATGTTGGGCGAGTTCTCAATGTCGATCACCAGCACACGCACGTCTTGTTTCTTCAGACGCTTGCCTACGCTCTTGGCCAGCTCGAGGGCGTCGATCAGCTCACTCATTCAGCGATCCCCAGAACGTCCCTACGGTAGCGTCTGACGGCTGCTTCTGAGACAGGTGAGACTTTATCCGTGATGACCCTTGCGAGGGCGCTGTGCGGCCATATGGACGGTGCTGAGAGGGCTTCTGACAGGGCAGACCGTTCTGCAACCTGCAGGTTACTCAGAATCTTGTCTATCTTGTTCTTGGCGGGTGGGTTACTTAGTGCATCGCTGAGACTCAAAGCACATGCCTTTCAGGTTGTACGATCTTCCGTCACCACCATAGCACATGCGCGTCGGACAAATGTCGAAAATGCATCTTTTACGAGTCCCTAGCTTCTTTCCTTACCTTCTTCAATTAGTGTGTCTGCAAATAATATATAAAAATAATAATAAATAGAGATAGAACACCAGTTTCATGTGCAGTACAAAACGCAAAAAACCCCGGAAATCCGGGGTTTTCGCTCACACTTTGTACTGGTCCAAAGTTACGTATTTCATACGCTGTTCAGTATTGGTTACCCTGAGCAACTACCGTTTATGGTTGCTTCAGGCAACTGGATGAAATACGTTTCAAACTCAGTATTTCGGAGGGCAGCTTCCGCAAGGTGGGAAACGGTACTCAAGCTGCTCAATGAAGGCCGCAGCCTCAGTGCTGTACTCCACTGGTTCTAGTACAACACTGAGGTCCGGCCCGTCTTTAGGCTCTGTGGTCTGGTCCGTCAACGCGATCAAGCCCTGCTACTGTGACCACAGGCTGAAGCTGAGTGCTCTTGTCGATGTTGCTTGGCGTCACCTTCAGCCGCAGCAGGAACGCTGCCAGCGAGGTCAGGACGGACTTGGCCAGCAGACCGCCAAAGGCGATCCAGAAGACCTCAGAGCTAATATCTGCAGTCTTCAGCAGGTCCGTGAGCCCCAGCCCAATCAGAGCCGCAGCGTCCACACCGATGTTGACGTAGAACGTACGCCACGCCCTTACGAGCGCGTCAAGGGTCTTCTGGTTCACTGCTGTACCTCTTCTTCCTGTACGTCAACCGCAAAGCCAACCTTGACATTGCCCAGCTTCTCGAGGAAGGCCGTGTAAGCTGCTTCCGCAGCGCCAGCGGCATCCTCAGCCGGTGCAGCCTTTACAGCGTCCACAATGGCCCTTGCAGCGTCAGCCACGGTACGCCGAGTGGCACTGTGCTGGAAATCGTTGTACGTCACGAGCGTCCCCAGCGTGGTTGGCTGATCGGTGACCTTGGCAGTCTCAGCGTCCGCGTAGGGGAGCGGCTTGCTGAACACCGCGTTGGCGGTATCGGCAGGTAGTTCGCTCTTGGTACGATCAAAGGCGTGGTTGATGACCGCTTCCAGCGATGAAATGATGTGTGCTGCTTCTGCTGCAGACAATTCGTCCTCCTGAGTTTTTCCGTCGAGAATCTGTTGTGTGTAACCGAAGAACTTGCCCCAGTCAAAGTTTGCGCCCGGATCACTACGGGCAATGCCTGAATCGCCATGAGCACAGAAGCCGGGAACTCGAGCCCTAGCCTCTGCACCGGAGATTCGACGCAGCGGAACCGTAATGCCGTAGGTGACCTTCATGTAGGACACGAAATCAGCGGCACAGGCCGCCATGTTCCAGTACACCCGCTCGCGGCGGTCTGCTGGCATCACAGCCCAGTCAGACGTGCGGAGTGCAGCAGAAATGCCTACAGCCCAGTTGTTAGTCTCTGAGTCCTGCCACGCCTCATACTCCCAAGGCAGCATGTCAATGATGCTGTCCGAGTCAACAAGACGGTGGTACGATCCATAGTCAGCGCGGTTGGCGATCATATGCGCGCAACCTTCAGCACTCGTGTCTTCCCCAATGTCATCACGAGCACACTCGGCAGTATGGACAATTGCTGTCCCTGACAGTTTGGCACCGCCACGGCGGGGGTAGCCCCACTGTTGGGTGCCGGGGTTGTAATCAAGCAGGTAGCTCAATGCTTATTCCAATCCTTCTGGCCTTGGCGGTACTGGATTCGGAAGAATCAGCAGCTCCAAACGCCCAATGTGTAGGATGGCCTTCAGAAGAAGGCGTTCCTTGATACCAAGAGCAGCCTCTTGGTCAGTCAAGCGGGTCTTGAGCCCTTCAATTTCACCGTGCAGCAATTTCACCTGCTCAGTAAAAGACGCGCTCTGTGTGTTGATTTGCCCCTGCAGGTTTTCCACAATGGCATCCCATGTGTTGTTGAGGTCACGATTTGCCTCATTCTCCCCAGTCTTGATGCCAAGTTTTCGCGTTACGAAAACGCCCAAGATAGCGGCTAAACCGCCACCGCCGAACACTACCCCAGCAATGATGCCACTGGCTTGTAGTATCTGTTCACCTGTCATCATCTGCCAATCCCTTGCTAATCACTGCTACCCGTACGTTCTTCAACCAGTAAACGGTCAAGTCAACTATTCGGACAACTAGCAGTAGGACTAGCATTGTTAGGACACTGGCAGCGGTAACATATTTGGAATCATGTAAGGCACCCACCCAAAGGCCCACAACGTAAACACTTATTCCCCCTGCTAGGAAGAACAGGGAAATCCATTCAACAACGTATTGCTGCCATAGAGTACCTATAAAGCACACAGCCCCGAAGATAGCCATTGATGCAATCAGAACGATTGTAGTTGGCTTGATTGAGGATGGTGTGTATAGGACTGCGGCAACTCCTGTGAAGGATGCAAAAGCATAAGCAAATACACGCAGAGTGCGAACCAAGACCACAGCCCATTTAGGATAATGTTGTACGGCAAATGGCATTAGATCGAACTCCCTAGTAAACGAAAAATTCCCTCTTACCATAGTAGCATTTGCTTGTCAAGGTAAGAGGGAACTATCGGTTTTGCTTAGTTCAGTGCCTTCAGCAGCGAGACAGAGAGAGTGTTGAACGTAGGCGAGTTGACATTGAAGTTGGCATCCGTGGTGGAGTCGATGTAGGTACGAGTCCAGATAGTGTCACCGGCCACACAGTTGATGACCGAAGACGTAGCAAGACCAACGTTGTTCGAGGAAGCACGGAACTGGAGAACCTTACCGAACTCCACACCAGACTTGACGATACAGATTTCACCGTAACCGTCAGGGATATTGATAACAACGTTGACACCAACGTAGTAGAGCCCCGGAGTGGCAATAGTGACAATACCGTTCGAGAACGTGAAGCCGGTGTTGAAGCACTGGCTGGAGTTCAGGTCGAAGCCTACAGTGGTCAATGCCTGCTTGGTCAAGACCTGTCCAGTAGGCCGAGTAGCGAACAGACCAAGAAATGTCTCCTGTGCTCGAAGACGCTGGCCGATGCCTTCCTCAATAGAAGATGCCTGAGTAGCGAGCAGAGTATTGATTTCTGACGTGTCATCTTCGTCTGGATACCAGACTTCATCAAGCGGGGTAAATGCTCCCATTATGCAGAGACTCCTTCAGAGGCGAGTACAGGGGATTGTTTAGGCTCGAAAACAATTCTACCCTGCTGTGAATTATCGTCAGCGACTTTGGTAAAGCCTGCCAGATTCAGCAGGGCATCTTCCAAAGCACAGACACGCAGCTTCAGGCTTTCAACCAGAGTGATGAGGTCTGCAGTAGTTTCGTCCACAGTAATTCTCCTAGCTAATGTAATTCGGCAGTGGTGCCAAGTTAGTGTCTTTGATCTTCTTACCGGCGTGCAAGGCGTTCCAGTCAGCCACAGTTTTGCCGGTAGCAAATTCCCCATTGAGAATCCGGTGAGTGTTATACCTCACGGCTCGAGAGACATTCGTTTTATTCGGACCAAGGCTGTACTGTTCAGCGCGGTAAGCCGAGCCATTGAAATACACATTGTGGTCTTCGGTGTTCGCGTCGTAAACGAAATCCCCGCCGTAACTGAACTCCTGACGTTCCTTGCGGGGAATGTCATAATTCAGAATTGACTCGCCGGTACCGTACATTGTGGCTAGCTTGAATCCCGCATTGAATGCCGAGAGTTTGTCAGTGATGAAGATGGAGTCGAACTTGATCCCCACTTCCTCAGAAGCGTCCGGGTCACCTGTGTAGACCTTGATGGTCTTCTCTTTGTCAAGCTTCAGACCATCACCGAAGATGTAGAGCGCGGGACGGTCAGCCACACCCTCAGAGATACGGTACGGAGCCCGAGAGGTAATGATGGCTGGAGCCTGAATGGTGATTTCGATTTCACCGGCCTTGCCCGTAGGCTGAACCTTGATGGAACCGCCGTTGTCTTTCCACCACTGGGGATCAACAATGTAACCGTCATTGCCTGTCACCACGTAGGCACCGTAGGAGTTGGTGTACGGGACGGGTACACCGGAGACAGGGACAGGCTGGTTCAGCGTGAGGAATGTGCTGTCGGTCTGCACAACCTCAACCAGCTTCTCTCCCGGCTCTACCGAGTACACAGAGTCAGCGCGCCACAGCTCATTGTTGTAGTACGCGGACACACTCTTCTTCGGCTGCTGGCGGTAGACAACTTCCACAGCTCGAGCCTTCTCACGCTGGCTGGCAGACTCAGACACGTTGGCCTTGGGCAGAGCAAGCATAGGCTTGTACGTGTCATCGTCAGGGTTGAAGCGCTGGAACTTGCGCGGCGTGAACACGAGCTTGTCATTGCCGAAGCTGATATCAAGACCCTGCAGTGAGCAGAACTCCTTCAGTTTCTCCCACACGTTGCCAGTGAATCCCGGCACACAAGTCAGAGGTTTGGCATCAGGGTCAAGCACAAACTCAATCTGGTCATGGGGCTTGGTGAACGGAATCTCAGTGCCCTCACTGATGAAGAACAGGGAAGGGCTCATGTCGATACCAGCCTGAGCAGTGTCATACCCAAGGTCAAGCGTCCGCAGCTCAGGGCGGTCACGGAGAGTGGACGCTACCGAAGCGGTTGTGCTTTCGTACACCACGTCCTGCCCAGAGATAGTGTCATAGCACACAGCACGGAGGGCCACGGAGATATTGCCAGCAACCGTAGGATGAGCCGTGAT